TTACAAAAGAATCAGCAAGATTATCAAAAAAGTTTTTTACCTAAATTTGCTAAACTGCAAGGTCCACAATTAAAATCATTAGCAAAAGATATATATGATGAAGAAGGTAGTGTTAGACGTGGTGATTTTGTAGATTCACTTTTTGAAGAAAAGGGAGCTATAGCAAAAGATTGTAAAAAATTACAAAAACCACACGCCGCTTGTAAACTTATTGGTAAAAAAATAAGTAATGACCAAAAAGTTCAAGCTATGTTTTCATTTTACGCATCAAACCCAGATAAAACGCCAGCAAAGGTTAGAGAAATTATATCAAGATCAGCTACCATTAAAGATGACAAAGGTAATCAAAAATATAAGGTAGGATATAATCCGGAAGAAATAAATAAGATATACGGTCAAATGAATTATGAAGTTGAAAAAATGAGACAAGGTATGAATAAAATCAAACCTGGTATGGGTGATAGAATGTTAGCAAAGGATTTTGCTAACAGATTACACTTAACAATCGCAGAAGGACATAGACCTAATAATATTCCACCTGATAGATTCCAATTAGTAATGGGAAATAATGAGGCGGATATATGGTATGATAAAAAAGGACAGGCTTACCAAAAATCAAAAGCAGGATTTAATAAAGTAAATGATGATGGTAGTATAGATAAAGAAGTTACAAAGTTAAGTCAAAAAGATGTAACTAGAGGAAACATATCAACAGTTGGTAACGCCGAAAACTTCAAACATTGTTTAGGAACGCCGGCAGGTAAAAAAATTGAAGAGTCTATAAATGTAAAATACGATAAAATTAATACTAAAACCGGTATTCAAAACGCTCATATATTTGATATTAATGGTAGAGAGATAGGAATTATGACAATTAGAACAAAGACAGGGCCTGGTGGAGATGCGTCAGATACTATTCAATTTTCAAAACAAATGCAGAATTGTATGCAAATACAAGAATATAAAAAACGAAAATAAATAATGAATACACAACTGCTTTGCTTATTTACAATAAAGGATGAATTGGATAAATCGGTAGATTTCATACTTACCAATTACACCCTAATCAATCCTAATGTATTCATTTTGGAAAACAAATCCAGAATAGAGGAAGCGTTTATAACATTCAATGTGGAGAAGGGTTCTACGGCAATACAATCCGAGTGGAAGACCATATTGGTACATCGGAAGAAACAATCCAATACAATATACACTATAAACGCACTAAACGAAGTAGTTAAGTCCAAAACAGGTGGACAGATAGACAATACATTCATAATTGATTGGGAAGAATTTAGAAACTCCATACTTACTACATCAAACTACGGATATAAGAAAATACCTACAAAAGTATTTAAGACTTTGAATTTAGAAAACTAAACACGTTACATATGCCAATATCCTTATTAAATACAAATGGAACTGGCGGTACTTCAATGCTTAATAGATTTGGCAATGGTGGAATTGGTTTAGCTAAACCAATAGTAGTACCTTTACTTTTAGATACATACTCCGGAGCAAGTATGGCTTTATCTTTGAGAAAACTCGTATCCAACTATACGGGCTACGCAATACAAGTAAAAAGGTCAAGCGATAACGCAACACAAAATATTGGATTTGTAGGTACGGAATTAGATACGAGTAGTTTGGCATCTTTTGTAGGAGCAGGGACAGGTACGGTAGTAACTTGGTATGACCAATCTGGTAACGGATATAATGCTACGCAATATGCAGCAGTTGGTACACCTGATATAATAGTTAGTGGTGTATTGCGAACACTAAATGGAAAACCCGCACTTTACTTTAATGGAGCAAAAACATTAATTGCATCATCAACACCGAATATATATTCAGCAACAAAGCAATTTATATCGTTTGGGGTAGCTAATGCATTAGATACATCTACACGATTATTAGTACATATTGGAGGAGCATCTGCTAACGCACAAGCTATGAGACGTAACGGAAATACTTTAGAAATGATAGCTTACCAAAGCACTGGAACGTGGACAGATGCTGGAAATATAAATGTTAGTACATCTCAATTTATAGCTTGTGCAGAAAGATCAGATAATAAAGTTGAAATGTGGACTAATAATAGCTCCAATGGATCCACTTCCATTACCGGAACGCCAAACGGTATAACGCCAGCTACGATTATAGGATCGTTTAGTCCAGCTGGACCTGGATTTGCTTGGAATGGAAATATGCAAGAAATTATTGTATTTGCCCTAAACCCATCCACAAACACAACATATAGGAATGCTGTATCAACTGCATTAAATACATACTATACTACTTATTGATAAATTTGGAAAATCCGAATATTTTTCCTATATTTGTTATATGGCAACAAAGAAATTCAAACCGATAGAATTATACACCAATACGCCGGAAGATATTTTTCAGACGTATAAGCCAGAAATATCTAAAGCAATTATTGAAGCAATTGCATATGGTAGTAGATATAAACGAAAGAAGGTTGATTTCGCACAGGTTATAATAAAAGATTCGCTTGTAATAACTCTTACGATTGATTCAAGAGAATTTTTAGACCTCATAGATGATAATCTCAATAACCTAATTGAAGCCGAAGAATACGAAGCCTGCGCACTAGCCGTTAAATTAAAAAAGAAATTGTTACCAAATTATGCCGAAACAAAGTAAAACCGAATACACATTAAATATGGATCAGGTATCAGTAAAAGCATCCACAATAGTTACATTAAATGAGTATTTTGAAATATTGACGGAAAATGGTCCGGTGGATATTAAAACTATAATTCAATGTGATTTTGTAGATATACCTGAAATGTATCATGAGATTGTATTGAATATGCTTACATCAAAATACATTAACAAAGTATCGTTTGGAAATAATCCATTTTCGGAATGTAAACCGATTGTAAAAAGAAAATGGTGGCAATTTTGGAAAAAAGAATACATACTTAAAAATTAAAAATAAAACAAATGAGTTACAATTACAAAAATCCAGAAGTGGTAAAACAAATTGAAGAGCAATATCCAGAAATGACTAAAGAATATCTTAATATCATTATGGAAGGATATGAAACATTTTGTGCAAAACAATCCAACTACGGACCAAGCAACATTTCAGTTGGAACATCCCTACAAACCAAAGATGATATTAAACTTTCCCTATCAGGTCTATTTTTTAGAATGAATGATAAAATACAAAGAATTAAGCAATTGGTAGTATTGGGTGCAAAGGATAATGTGGGCGAAGCAGTTGATGATACCTATCAGGACCTCTCTGTATATGGGGTTATAGCGCAATTGGTTTCCAGAGGAAAATGGGCAAAATAATTCAAAATAAATTTGGCAAATTCAAATATTTTTTGTATATTTACTATATGAAAAGATAAAAAGGTTATATTTAGTAATAGAGATATTGCAATAAACCTCAACTTTAAACTTAATTTTTAAACCTTAAAACAAAAAGCAAAATGGACATTTCATTAGCACTGAATCGCTTTAAAAGCCTTCAAAACACATCAAAAAAGTCTGACTTAATTTGGAAGCCAGCAAACGGAAAATCACTTATTCGTATTGTTCCGTACAAGTTCAACAAAGATTTACCTTTCATTGAACTTTATTTTCATTACAACATTAACAACAAAACTTATCTAAGTCCTATCTCATTTGGTAGACCTGATCCAATCGTTGAGTTTGCAGAAAAACTTAAACGCACAGGTGATACTGATGATTGGAAAGCAGGTAAGAAAATGGAGCCGAAACTTCGTACTTTTGTACCCGTTATTGTACGTGGTAAAGAAAATGAAGGAGTAAAGTTCTGGGGTTTTGGTAAAACTGTTTACCAGGACATACTAGGTTACATAGCGGATCCTGACTATGGTGATGTTACCGATCCAAACACAGGTAGAGATATCGTGTTGGAAGTAACATCGGCAGAAGAATCAAACGCATCTTATCCAACAACTACAATTCGTGTTAAACCTGCAACATCTAAATTGCACACTGATCCTGAAATCGTAGACCAGTTGTTGAACAATCAAAGAGAAATTACGGATTTATATTCGGAACTATCTTACGCAGAGTTGAAAACAATTCTTGAGAATTGGTTAAACCCTTCGGCAGCAGCAACCGGCGATGACGAAATCATTGATGAATTAGAAGCTCCAAAAGTAGCAGCTAAACCTGCTGCACCAAAATCTACTTTACTAAAAGAGGTTGAGGATGGATATGTTTCTGATTTACCTTGGGATAAGGAATCAGCAAAACCAAAAGCAAAAGATGATGTAGCATCGGCATTCGATGATTTATTTAACAATTAATTTTAGTATTTAATGGCCAAAAAAGATGATTTAGCAAGTATTCTTGCTGACTCCCTAAACAAACAAAATAAGGAAGGAAAGATTGCATACTTTCTAACCGGCGATGGCGGAGATGCACCAACCAATGTAAAGGATTGGTTATCTACCGGAAACGCTATGTTAGATGTAGCAATATCTAACCGACCTTATGGTGGTTTGCCAGTTGGCCGTATCACAGAGATTACGGGTTTAGAGCAGAGTGGAAAATCTCTGCTCTCTGCCCATCTTCTGGCTGAAACACAAAAGAAGGGAGGTGTCGCAGTATTGATTGATACGGAAACAGCAGTAAACAAAGATTTTTTAGAGGCATTAGGAATGGATATATCCAAACTCCTTTATGTTTCAGTAGATACAGTAGAGGGTATCTTTGAGGCTTGTGAAACTATTATTGAGAAGGTACGAACTGCCGATAAGGACAGGTTAGTAACAATCGTAGTAGATTCAGTAGCAGCCGCTTCTACATTGAAAGAATTGGATGCCGATTATGGTAAAGATGGTTACGCAACGGACAAAGCAATTATCATTTCCAAAGCAATGAGAAAGATTACCAATATGATTGGTCGTCAAAACATCGCATTAGTATTTACAAATCAGTTAAGACAGAAGATGAACGCAATGGCATTCTCTGACCCTTGGACAACATCGGGAGGTAAAGCATTGGCATTCCACGCTTCAGTAAGAATAAGATTGAAAAATATGGGCTCACTCAAAGTAGCAGATAGAATAGTTGGTATTAAAGTCCGTGCTCAAATCGTTAAAAATCGTATGGGGCCGCCATTAAGACACGCTGATTTTGAAATTTACTTTGATAGAGGTATAGATAACTATGGTAGTTGGCTTGGCTTAATGAAGGATAATAAAATCGTAAAACAGGCCGGAGCTTGGTATGAATATACCGATACCGATACCGGTGAAGTGATTAAATTTCAATCAAAAGATTTCGCAAAAATATTAGATGATGAAGCAATTAGAAAGCAGATTTATCTTAAAATATGTGAAGCAACAATATTACAATATAAGTCAACAACGGGTGAAGTTGAAATAACAACGGACGTAGCATATGAGTCAGATTAACAAAAAGTATTTGGATATACTAAAACAAATAGATGATGAACACAGGGAGTTTGGTGATTTACAAAGGAACTCAAAAACATTGGTTATAGATGGTTTAAACACTTTTATTAGGTCTTGGTCAACAGCACCAAACCTTAATGATAATGGTGACCACATTGGAGGCATAGTCGGTACTTTAAAAAGTATCGGCTTCGCTATCCGAACTCTCAACCCTACACGAGTTATTATCGTTTTTGATGGCAAAGGCGGCTCCGCTTCCAGAAAGGAGATATTCGCAGGGTACAAATCCGAAAGAGGTAAGAATAAGATTAAAATGAGGTTAAATCGTGCATACGAAGACCTTATGAATGCAGAAGAGGAAAGTGCCTCAATGAAACGTCAAATGCACGCACTTGGTGAATTACTATCATGCTTACCCCTTACCATTATGATTTACGATGGTATTGAGGCGGATGATGTTATGGCTTACATAGCAACAACGCTTCGTAAGGAGAATGAGAAAGTGATACTAATGAGTTCGGATAAGGACTTCATACAATTAGTTAATAAGGATGTGAGTGTATATTCGCCCTCTAAAAAGAAAATCTACAATATAGATGAAGTAGTAGAGGAATTTGGAATACATCCACATAACTTTATTAATTTCCGTATGGTAGATGGCGATAAATCGGATAATGTTGGTGGAGTGACTGGATTAGGACTTAAAACGATTATCAAATCATTTCCAATATTAGTAGAATCGCAATTACATTCTACAGAATCAATGGTAGAATATATAAACTCACTACCTAAAAAGACAAAGGCTCATCAATTATTCCTTGATAATTTGGTAATTTGCGAAAGAAATCGCAGATTGATGCAGTTATCGGAGCCAGAGTTTAGTGGAAATCTTCGTATGAAAATTATGGACAGATACAATGAACCTACTGTAAAGTTTGATAAGCAATCATTCTTAAAGTTTGGTTTAAAAAACAAAGTGATTGATGGGTTTAAAGATATTAATGATTGGCTTAAAAGCACATTTTCACATATTTCAAAATTTTAAAAACAATAATTTATGGCAGACAAATTAGCAAAACCTATTGGAGATAGAGTTCTCCTAACGGAAATCGAAGTAACGGAAACAAAAACAGCAACCGGAATCATCATCCCAGATTCAGTAAGACAAGAGGATGTTAAGAGAGCGGTTGTAGAAGCAGTTGGTGATGGGATATATACCCAATCGGGAACACTTATTCCTATGAATGTAAAAGTTGGTGATGAAGTAATACTACCACCATACCATCAGGGACAAGAAATAAAAATCGCAGGTAAGAAATATACATTACTGCGTGAATCGGAAATTTTAATGATTATTCAATAACTAAAACAAAACATGGAGGACAAAAACTATGAAGTGTATTCAAGCAATTAGAGAAACAAAGTATTCATCGGTAGGTGATATTAAAAGAGTAACCGAAGTTGAAGCTGACGAGAAGGTAAGTACAGGGTATTGGAAATTCGTTCCTAAAATGGAATGGAAATTGGCAACCCGTAGTAAAAAGGTAGAAGAAGCGGTGAATCCACAAATAACAGACGCAGTTACAATATCTGAAAAGCAATTAAACAAAAAGAAAAAAAATAAATAATGGAAGCAGTAGATACACTAGTCAAATATGGCCAATCGTATCAATCCAAAGTAGTAGCTTCCTTAATATCAGATGTAAAGTTTCTTGAACAAGTTTACGAAATCACCAAACCTGCATTTTTTGAATCCGAAGCAAATAGATGGATTATAGATATGGTACTACAATACTTTTCGGAGTATCGTTCAGCACCAACGATGGAGGTTTTTAAAATCAAAACTGGCGAAATAGAGGATAAAGTCCTAAAGCAAACTGTAATTGAACAATTAAAAAATGTTTATCAGCAAATTGGCTCAGAGGAATTACCCTATGTTAGAAAAGAGTTTTTAACATTCGCTAAAAATCAAAAAGTAAAAGAAGCATTATTTCAATCCGTAGACCTTTTAAAAGCAGGTAATTATGATAAGATTATAGATACAATGATGGCAGCATCAAAGGTAGGAGTAGAATCGGACTTAGGTTTAGATTATATTCAAAACTTTGAATCTATAATGGAGAATGTAAAACGTGACTCCTGTCCGACTGGTTGGGATGTTATTGATGAATTAATGGATGGTGGACTCGGACCCGGTGAGTTAGGAGTTGTAATGGCTCCTTCCGGTATTGGTAAGAGTTGGTTTCTCTCAAAGATTGCATGTGCGGCTTTGCAGAAGGGAATGGATGTACTACATTATACTTTGGAATTATCCGAAAGTTATGTAGGACAAAGATATACCACAATCCTTACAGGCATTCAGACATCGGAGCATTTACAAAGAAAGGACGAGATTATTCGTAGAATTAAAGCAATGCCAGGTAGAGTTCGTATCAAATATTATCCGCCACAATTCGCATCGGCTAAAACAATAGCAGCTCACATAGAGAAGATAAGAGCAACGGGGTTTAAACCCGCTCTAATAATCATTGACTACGCTGACCTTCTCAAATCTGGGAATAGAGGTGGTGATGGGTTATACGCTGAATTGGGTGGAATATACGAAGAATTACGTGGGTTAAGCGGTGAAGCAGGAATACCTGTGTGGACCGCAACTCAAACGAATAGAGCAGCAATTGACCACGAAGTTATTCAGGCGGATTCAGTTGGCGATTCTTATAAGAAAGTTCAAACGGCCGATTTTATAATGTCTGTTAGTAGGAAAACAAAAGATAAGTTATCCAAAACAGGTCGCATTCATATTGTAAAGAATAGGTTCGGCCCAGATGGTTTAACCTTTCCAGCAAAGATTGATACCTATCACGGTATTATGGATGTATTCGCTGAAAATTCAGCAGACGGCCAAATGGCCACAAAGGAGAGTAAGAATGGTGAGGGATTGGAAAAAAAGTTACTACATAAAAAGTATGTAGAAAATATGGGTTAATAAGTATTAGATTTTAAAAAAAATAATTACTAAAAACCCACATTTTTTTCAAAGAAAATCAGAGTGTTTAGGCGAATAGTTCATATTTATCTTTACATTTTCTGGTTTTCCTGAAAAATATTTTCTACACAATAAAACAAATTTACAAAACAAAATGGACATTTCACAAAAGATTTTATCAGATATTACAGTCTATATGAAGTATGCAAAGTATAGACCTGAATTACAAAGACGTGAGACTTGGTACGAGTTGGTTACACGTAATATGGAAATGCATATAAAAAAATACCCACAATTAGAAGCAGATATTAGAGAGAATTACAAATTCGTTTATGATAAAAAAGTTTTACCTTCAATGCGTTCAATGCAATTTGCAGGTAAACCGATTGAAATCAGTCCAAATCGTATTTACAACTGTGCATTCGCACCGATTGATGATTGGAGAGTATTCGCAGAAATTATGTTCCTTCTATTAGGTGGAACAGGTGTTGGGTATTCAGTTCAAAAACATCACGTAGAACAATTACCGGAAATCAGAAAACCAAACGCAGATAAGACCCGCCGTTTCCTTATTGGAGATAGTATTGAAGGTTGGGCAGATGCTATATCAGTATTAGTTAAAGCATACTTCTATGGTGGAAGTAAGCCAGTATTTGACTTCAGAGATATTAGAGCAAAGGGAGCAAGACTTGTAACATCAGGTGGTAAAGCACCTGGTCCTCAGCCACTTAAAGAATGCCTAATCAAATTAGAAGGTATTTTGGAAAGTAAGCACGATGGCGATAAGTTAAGACCGATTGAAGTACATGATATGGTTTGTCATATCGCCGATGCTGTATTAGCAGGTGGTATTCGTAGAGCAGCACTTATTTCTCTATTCAGCGCATCCGATGATGAAATGATTAGTTGTAAGAGTGGTGCATGGTGGGAAACAAACCCGCAAAGAGGCCGTGCAAATAATTCGGTTTCTCTAATGAGACACAAAATGACAAAGGAATACTTTATGGATTTGTGGAAGCGTATTGAAGCAAGTGGAGCCGGCGAGCCTGGTATCTACCTTTCAAACGATAAAGATTGGGGAACTAATCCGTGTTGTGAGATTGCGCTTCGTCCTTATCAATTTTGTAACCTATGTGAAGTGAATGTATCGGATGTAATTGACCAATACGACTTGAATGAAAGAGTTAAGGCAGCAGCATTCATTGGTACACTACAAGCCGGCTATACCGATTTCCATTATCTTCGTCCTATTTGGCAGAGAACAACTGAAAAGGATGCACTTATCGGAGTATCAATGACCGGTATTGGAAGTGGAGCAGTTCTTAAATTGAATATGAAAGAGGCTGCAAAGATGGTTAGAGAAGAAAATGCAAGAGTAGCAATGGAGTTGGACATTAATGTTTCAGCAAGAACTACAACTGTAAAGCCAGCAGGAACGACATCACTAACATTGGGAACATCATCAGGCATACACGCTTGGCACAATGATTATTACATTCGTAGAGTAAGAGTAGGTAAGAATGAATCAATATATACTCATTTGGCAATTCATCACCCAGAATTAGTTGAAGATGAATATTTCCGACCACATGATACGGCAGTAATCGGTATTCCACAAATGGCACCTGAAAATGCCATCCTTCGTAGTGAATCGCCAATTCAATTATTGGAAAGGGTTAAAAGAGTACACCATGAGTGGATTAAGCCGGGGCATAGAGGTGGAAGCAATACACACAATGTATCAGCAACGATTTCAATCCGTGAGCACGAATGGAAAGCAGTTGGTGAGTGGATGTGGGAAAATAAAGATTTCTATAATGGACTTTCAGTTCTACCATACGATGGCGGCAGTTATATACAAGCACCTTTCGAGGACTGTACAAAAGAGAAATACGAAGAATTAATGCAGACTTTACATGATGTTGATTTAAGTACCGTTGTAGAGTTGGAAGATGAAACCGATTTAAGTGGAGAACTTGCTTGTGCAGGCGGAGCTTGTGAAATAAAATAAATTATATTTATACTAAATAACATACTATGTTTTTACAAGAATTAAGTTGGCAGCAATTTTCAAATCTACCACATATAAAAAAATTACTACCACATCAGCAAGAGCAGCAATTTAGAATATATTTGTATGAGATTACACAAGAACGGATTCAAATAATACAACAACAAAATGTATTGGGTGGAGGAAAAAATACTATTAACAATCCAGCTTCGGGAGACCTTACATTAGTTTTTTCAAGCTTTACAACGGTTGATTTAATTTTAACAAATGGATATGATAGTCTTAGTGATTGGAATAGTAAATTAATACAATCAGGAAATCCTTATACATCAATTAGTGTAGATGAAGCAAATTATACAATATATTTAAGTGGTGGTTCTAATATAGTATTAAAAGATTATGCACTTGATGGTTATATTGAAAATCCTCATGGGGTTGGACATGACCTTTTAAGTATTCAAGATAATGGAACAATTACGGAAGTTGGTGATTATGCATTTATAAGTTGTGACAATCTTACTACGGTTGAATTATTGGGAGTAACCATAATTGGTGTTAATGCATTTTCAGCTTGTACTAAATTACAATATGTTTATTTACCAAATGTAACATCGGTTGGGGATTCTGGATTTTATTCTGCTTTTAATGCAGCAACTTTACCAATAACATTATATTTACCACTTTGTACTTCATTAGGAGTAGACGCACTTAGTGGACCAATTGATATTGATACACCAAATGGATTAATAGCAACATTCCCTATTGTAATGCAAACTAATGGTGGAGGTGGAGGCGTTAATGATGTGATTCAACAATTAATAACATATAGTGAAGGTGCAGTAATAAATTATGTTTAATTTAGATGATTACTTATATAGGGATGTAATATCGGTAGAAGAAGAAATTCAATTAAATGAATCCATACCAAATCTTACTAAAAAATATAGTAGGAAGATATTACGGTATGGTATTTCAAAGTATGATAATAATCTAATATCGTTAGAAGTACCACAATATCTTTTGGATTTATCTGACAAACTTATTAGATTGGACATACTTAAATTTGTGCCCAAAGATTATACAATTAACATCTATAAGCCCGATGATTTTATAGATTATCATATTGATTTGGGTGATGATGATACGGTTATTTTAAGTATACTTTGTCCCATAACCTTTAATTTAAAAAAAGATGAAGATATAATATCTTTTGAATTTCCAAGAAGAGCAGTATTATTAATGACAGGAGAGTATCGTACAGAATGGCAACACGCAATAGAGCCTGTAAAAGAAAGACGTATATCGGTAGTTTTTAGATAAAAAAATCTATAAAGTTGAAAAAAGAATATTTAGAAATGGTACATTACTATTTAGAAAATGGTAAGATAGTATTCACCGAACAATATCATAAGGAGCGTGGGTGGTGCTGTGGAAGCAAATGCAGACACTGCCCATATCATCCTATTCATCAAAAAGGAAATCAAATTTTATGGGAAGCAACGAATCCGCAAAACACAAAGAGTTGACTGAAAAAATTAGAGAACAAAAGCAAGGCCCAAAAGGCCCAATCAAATTCCAATTACAATTAAATGATGAACAAAAAGTGGCCAAAGATAAAATACTAGGCAATGCTATTACGGTATTGAGTGGTAAAGCAGGTAGTGGTAAAACACTATTAGCATGTCAGGTTGCATTAGACCTCTTATTTAAGAAATCAATCCAAAAAATTATTATCACAAGACCAACGGTAAGTAAAGAGGAAATCGGTTTCTTACCAGGTGACCTTCGTGAGAAAATGGAACCCTGGATGCAACCAATCTATTCAAACTTCTATCAACTATACAATAGGGAGAAGATTGATGAAATTATTGAAAATGGTACGGTTGAAATTGTACCGGTGGCATTTATGAGAGGACGTACATTTTTGGATAGTTTTATTATTGTGGATGAAGCTCAAAACTGTACGCACGACCAAATGGAAATGATTACTTCCCGTATAGGAGTTCGTAGTAAAATGGTTATATGCGGTGATACACAACAGGTGGACTTAAAATCAAGAGGTGAAAGTGGTTTTAAATTCTTATTATCAGCAGCTAGACGTGTTAAAGATATGGATTCAATGACACTTTTAAATAACCATAGACACTCAATCGTAGATGCTCTATTGGAAGAATACGAGAGATTTAAACAAGAACAAGAACAACAACAAAAAAGAAAATAATATGGTAACAGTTAAAAAATTTGGTGCAAGTTGGTGCGGACCATGCAAAGCTTTAGCACCTGTTTTAAATGAATTAAAAGGTCAATTTTATGGTGTAAATTTTGAAGAAATTGATATAGATAATCAAAAGGATATGGCATTCAACGCGGGGATATATTCAGTACCGACTGTGATTATTGAAAAAAATGGTAAAGAAATCCATAGGTTTGTTGGACTATCTTCAAAAATGACTTATGTAAATGCAATCAATGAATCTTTAAAATAGATTTGGTATTTATAAAAAAAAGTTGTATATTACAATATGTTACGAGGTGAATCACATCCGATGCATAAACTGACTGAAGTTCAGGTATCGCAAATAAGAGAGTTATGGAAAGTAGGACATAGGAATGTAAAAGTCCTGGCCAGAAACAATGGTGTATCTCAAGCTAATATAAAAAAAATAGTTACAAACAAAACCTGGACGCACATGTTAAAATGGCCGTATGAAAGAGTTTAATAAGTTATATTGTGATATTTCAAAGTTATCTATAAGACCTGTAAATAAATCCATAGCAAAAGACATAATAGTTAATAATCACTACAGTGGTATTTGGACTAAAGTATCTTACGCTTTGGGTTTATTCTACACGTCAGATGACTCACACCAATTCTTTAGCGGTGTTAATGAAAAGCTTATAGGGGTTGCTTGTTATGGCGACCCGGTCGGCAGACACTCCGGCGCATCAATTTCCGAAGTATTAGATAGGACAGAAGTATTAGAATTAACTCGTCTATTCGTATTTGACGGGTTCGGATCTAACATTGAAAGTTGGTTTGTAGGACAAACTTTTGATTGGTTACGTCAAAACGTATCTAATATCAAAGCACTCGTTTCATATTCCGACCCAAAAGCAGGACACGTTGGAACTGTTTATCAAGCAACAAATTGGATTTATCAGGGTAACCGAATCCGACCAAATGATAGTTGGAGTTTCCGTTGGACTGAAGATGATGAATGGCATCATAGCCGGACATCATATGTTAAGTTCGGAACGAATGACCCAAAGATAATACAAACAATGACATCGACTCCCTTTTGGATTAAAAAAGAACCACGTAAGCATCGTTATGTTTACATTCTTGCAGATAAGCGTGAGAAGAAAAAGATATTAAAGCAATTGAAATATCCATCACTACCTTATCCAAAAACAAATGTGGAGTTTATTGAAGAAATACATAAATTAGAACCGATTGAAAGAGTTAAATAAAATATATTGCGATACATCAAGAGTATCAGTTAGAGAAATTGGCAGCTCAGCTGCAAAAGAAATCATTGTAAAGAAACATTATACACACGCTTGGACTGCGTGCAGATATGCATTGGGTATATTCTATAAGACCGATGAAGCAAACGCATTAGGTGATAGTGATAAACTAATAGGAGTATTGGTATATGGATTTCCGGTTGGAGCTAGAGCAGCGCTTTCTATATCCGAAACGCTTACAAAAGATAATGTATTGGAATTGACCCGACTATATTGTGATGATGGTTATGGTAGCAACATTGAAAGTTATGCTATCGGACAATCGTTCAAATGGTTTAGAGAAAATGATAAAGCAATCAAAGTCCTAATATCCTATGCAGATAATGGACAAGACCATTTAGGAGGAATATATCAAGCAACAAATTGGATATATCAGGGATTGAATACTGATATAGCCCTAATGCCAAACTATGGTATATCCTTACAAAAAGACCCGTATGATTGGATTCATAGTAGGACTGTGTATTCAATGTGGGGTAGTGGTAATTTAGAACACTTACGTAAAGAAATTGGAAAGCAAGGCTACAAAGAGTTCTGGCGTAGAGAAGAACCACCAAAGCACCGATACATACAAATCGTAGTAGCCGATAAAAAAGAAAAGCGTGAATTACTTAAAGGATTAAAGCACGCAGTTAGGGAATACCCTAAAAATAGTAGGGAATTTAACAAAGGAATAGAAACTCACACTACAATATCACCGGAAACCGAAGCTTCAATAAAGTTTTGGTAATCTCAGGTATTTTTCGTATATTACATTATGAAATTTTGGGAAACAGGCGAAACCGCCACAACAGAAGAATTTAATTACAAAGCTATGAAAGAAAAGTTCATAGCAAATTTGGATTATCTTAAAACTATGTCAGTAGAAGAGCAAACGCTTTACAAAAAGTGGATGGAATGGAATGAAGACCTACCAACACATATGAAGCGTTTACCAGTATTACAATCACATTTTGATTCATTGTGGTTGCCAACTGATATTATGGATAAGGAATTAACTATCGCACAAATTCAAGCGCTAGACCCTTATGTTGAAATCGTTGAGGATAATCCAAAAGAAGCAACCCGTTGGACTGATATTAGAAAACTAATTCACACAATGGAGTTCCAGGCTAACCCCGGCCGTAATGTAAAGTGTTATGTAAAGGATAGGACTAGTGGTAAAATACTTGGACAGATTTGTTTAGGTAGTGATATTACATCGCTTGGAGTTCGTGATGGGTATATTGGTTGGAGTAAGGAAGATAAGTTTAAGAATGGTAAGTTGAACAATACAACAATCGCAACTACAATCGTATCAACTCAACCTTTCGGATATAACTTTTTAGGTGGTAAGTTAATCGCAGCATTAGCAACCTCACCGGAAGTTAGAGCTTATTGGAAGAAGAAATACGATAATGTGCTTATTGGAGTTGGTACAACTTCACTTTACGGAATCCACTCACAATACAACGGCATTCCTCATTTTAAGACATTGGGTGAAAGTAAAGGTAAAATCAGTACGAAGCCAGATGATAAGGTATATAATCCTTGGCATCAATGGCTGAAAGAAAATCGTGCAGATTGGTATAGAGAGCACATTCTACAAGAAAGAGAAAGGAACGGAGCAAGTATGGGTTATGATAAAAACGGACCGGTAAGTGGAATTAAACAAAAGATTATTCAGGCAATATTCAAAGAGCTTGGAATTAAAGGAAACGCTTATGACCACGGATTTCAACGTGGTGTTTATTTCGCACAAATGTATGAGAATGGTAATGAGTTCCTATGTTCAAAGATAGATGAATCTCAATTAGTTCTTAAACAAAAGTTCGCAGAAGGAAACGCTTACACTGTGAAATGGTGGAAGGATAAGGCAATCAAACGCTATGAGAAAATGCATAGTGAAGGTAAAATCAAACCAGAAGCTCTATTTTATGTAGATGCAATCGGAATGACTTGGGAAGGAATGAAAGCACATTATTTAAAAGAAGTAGGAAGATAATATGAAATTTTGGGAAACAGAAGTAGATATAAATGCACGAAAAGTATTGGTTATTCCAAACATTACAAATTCACAAAATATAGAAAAAGATTCATTTGTAGATGTTATATATAACCATATTTTAGGACTCAAAGAGTATGGATCATATCATTGGCATATAATACTACCACAGCCAGTTAAAAAGCTAAATTTAGATAACGTAAAGCAACATATCCTACCATTTACAGGTGATATGATTAAAATGAGAACATACCCACCGGATATGAATAGATTGCTTGAAACATTGGAGTACGACTCAATATACTCACATCTTCCAGATTGGCCGCAAGTAGGTCGGTATAAAAATTCATTTGATACAAAAATAATTGGATATTGTCATTGGTGGGAAATGAAAACTTGTAACGCCGAAGACCGTAAAAATAAATGGCGTTGGATGCCGATTGAATTGCTCGGTGTATCGCAAATGGAAACTTGCTTTCTAAATACACAAGAACAAAAAGATAGGGTATTGGCTGAAGCTAAAATGTGGTTCAATGATGAATTTGTTTCTAATTTAGATAAGATATTGACTGTTTGGAATTTAGGAATTGAAAAATCAAAAATTATAGAAGCTCCAACAAAAAAAGAAAAGATTATAGTTTTCAACCATAGAGCAGCAGCTTATAAAGGTTATCCGAAGTTTATAGAATTAATGAAGGAATACAGAGAACGTAGACAGGATTTCAAAGTATGGGTGCCTCAATTAGATGGAAAGCCCGACGCAAGTTGGATTGATAATACAAAAGTAGCAAAGCATGATTATTATAAAAAATTACAAAATTGTACGGTTGGAATACAAATGCGGCAAACGAATTATGGTTGGAGTGTAGCAGCTACGGATTGCATGATGAATGGAACACCAATGATATTTCAGGAATCAGAATGTTACAAAGAGATTGACCCTAATGGTTTATTTTTTAAATTCAAAAAAGACCTTTTTGAAATGTTAGATAAACTTTTAGATGATGAAGGCTATAGAACTGAACAATCAGTTAGGAGTATAGATAGGGCAAATGAATTATCCTTAAACGATAAAAAAATGTTTGAGGTATTAAGTAAAAAATTATAATATGGCATACAAAAATATATACTACGAAAGGCATAAAAATACTATGCATTTATGGGATGATGAAACGGGGTACTCTACAATGCCATACCGAAAGTATGCATATAAAAAAGACCCACATGGACAATTTCGTTCAATGTATGGAGATAAGTTGACACGTATTGGTAAGTGGGAGAAGGATGAAGCTGAGGACCTTTTTGAATCGGATGTACCGGAAACGACACGAGTATTGGTAGATATGTATGAATCCGATTTACCCTCAAAAGGTCATACGGTATTAACCTTTGATATTGAGGTTGAAATGATTACCGGATTACCAAACACACGAGAAGCTCAAAACGAAATAACAGCAATCGCTGCACAAGATAATATCAGTAGAGTGTATGATGTGTTTGTTTTAGATAAAAGTAAAAAAATTAAAAACAATGCCAAAAACTTTGATAAGGATGGTAGGAAAGTTAATGTTCACGTTTTCGACAACGAGAAAAATCTCCTACTTGCTTTCCTTGATTATTACGAAGAAATTAACCCAACTATTTTAACCGGTTGGAATATTGACTTTTTTGATATTCCATATCTTTACAATCGTATAAAGAATGTATGTAGTGAAGGACACGCTAAACGGCTTTCACCAATCGGACAATGTTTCTATTCACCATATCGTGAGAAGTGGAGTTTCGGTGGTGTGAGTATTTTAGATTACATTAACCTATATAAAACTTACACTTATACATTGGAGAGTAGTTACACACTTAACTACATTGCGACAAAGGAATTGGGTCGTGGTAAGGTTGAGTACGAAGGTAACTTGGATGACCTCTTTGAGAACGATTTGGAGAAGTTCATT